GAGGACGGCACCACAACCGCCAACACCGTGCAGCTGACAAATTGCCAGTGGGGCGGTCCCGCTGATGCAAACGGCGTGGCTGAGCTGGTCATCCTGACCCGCGCCAACGCCTGAAAGGAGGACTAACACATGAGCTTTACCAATGTTGGAACCACCAACGCCGGGGTGTTCACCGCCCGGACCCAGGGCGCAGTGACCGGCGTGCCCACCATGGACGCAAACGGCATTCAGTCCGGAAACGCGTTCCTGGTCTCCGAGCTGGAGAAGCGGGACCCGCTGATTCGCAAGCCCCTGACCAGCGTTACCTATCCCCGCGACATCGTGATCCAGTCCGGCGGCGGCTGGGTGGATTATGTGTCCGCCATGACGGTGGCCTATGGCATGACCGGAGGCGCGGGCGCATCTCCTGTGACAGCAGGCAGTGCCAACGGCATCCCCATCGTGCAGGCCAGTGTGGACAAGGGCGTGTTCAAGGCCCACACCTTCGCGGCGGCCCTGCGGGTCATGTGGCAGGATATGCAGCGGGCCAACTACATCGGCCGGTCCCTGGACAATCTGCTGCAGGACGGCGTGCGAATGTCCTATGACAAGCACGTGGATCAGAACACCTATACCGGAATCACTGAGTATGGCACCACGGGCCTTGTGAACAGCCCCCTGGCGACAGAGACCACCGCCGCAGCCACCGGCACCAGTTCCGGAACGGAGTGGAGCACCAAGACGCCCGATCAGATTCTGAACGACGTGAACACTGCCCTGCTGACGGTTTGGGCGGCCAACGGCTACGACCTCTCCGCCATCCCCAACCACATCCTGCTGCCCTATGAGCAGTATAACTACATCATGACCACCAAGGTAACCGACCTGGCCACTGAGACCATCTTCGACTTCCTGATGAAGAACAACGTGGCGGCCAAGAACGGCGGCGACCTGTTTATCGGCGCAACGGCCTGGTGTAAGGGTGCGGGCTCCGCCGATGCAGACCGCATGGTGGTGTACGTGAACCACGAGCGGTTTGTGAAGGAGGACGAGCTGGTGCCCCTGAGCCGGATCATGTCTCAGCCCAATGTGGAAAACGTCTGCTACGACACCGCTTACATGGCGAACCTCTCTGAGGTGGAAATCTTCTATCCCACCTCCATCCTGTATGTGGACGGAATTTGAGGTGGCTGTATGTTTGTGCTGAGCAAACGGAACATCATTCTTCCCGCGCCGGATGGCTCCGCGGCTGTCCGGCTGCGGACGGGCATGATGGAGACCGTGCCGGACTGGGCGGCGGAAACGCCTTACTTTAAGGCGTTGGTGAGGGACGGGAAGATCGTGCCCTCCGGAACCTCCGACAGGGAGACCCAGACGGCGGCGGACAAGAAAGTCAAGACCCGCCGGGGTAAGGAAGTAACGGAAGAGTGAAAACAGGGCCTCCCGCCGGGCCGGGCGCCCAAGCCCGCAAAGCGGGTGCGCAAGCGGGCCCGGTGGGAAGACGACGAGCAAGGAAATGCAGGGAGTTTTCCCCGGCAGGGGGAAACAGACCGGAATGGACTTTGTGAGGAGGAAGCTGCGGGTATGTGGTGTTGGAAACCTCAGTTTTTTGGTGTAAAGGCCGCTGCGGCCAATATCGCCTGCGGGCAGGGAAATTACACGGTGGAGGACTTCCGCACAGACTACCCGCAGTTTTTCAACAAAGAGGGGGACTTCCTGGGCTCTCTCCCCATGCTGGAACAGATCATCCAGATGGCGAATGGGAGCATCCAGCCGGACCGGTGGCTGGACGGCTGGCGGTATGCCGTGGGGCTCTGCGTGGCCCACTACGTCACCTTGTCTCTGCGAGGCTACGCCGCCAGCAACGAAACACCGGAGCAGGCGGCGGCCTCCGGGGCCTTGGTGGGCGTGGGGAAGTCCGCCACTCTGGGGGACGCCCCCCGCACCTACCAGGGGATGT